CGCCCGTGCGTCTTCCCACACAATCAATTGGGATTCGGATCATCGGCGCAGCAAGGACGGCAAGTTTGAACTGGTCCGGTATGAAACCCTGGGGAACGGGAACTTGCATATCCAGATGGCGGTTGGCGGGAAGCTGGCGCCACAGATGGACGACCACATCGCCAGCCGGGAAGAGTTCCGCACCGAAGAGGCTTATTGGACTCGGGTCGCGCGGGCCTCGGAACTGATGCTGCACTTGTACGGCGACCCCAGAGCACCGCTGACTCCCGAAGAGTCGGCGCAAAGGGAACAGGAGATGTACTAAGCAATTCAACCATCAACCCCTGAAAGGATCAAAATGTCCAGACTCGCCGCCGTTCACACCGGTCAGCCCACGCAAGGCCTCGGAACCGTTCCCGCCTCGCGCGCCGTTCCCCGCGCCGTTGCCACGCAACAGCATCCCTCCCCTCTTCACGCTCAGCGCGCGGAGGCGGAGGCTACCGGGGCGTTGGTCATCGACGATCTTGCCGCCCCTATCTCCTCTCGCGATCCTTACTCTTCCATGCGCGCCGCGGCTACGGCCGCGTGGCTTACGCTTGACGCTAAGGAGATCGAAGTCAGGAAGTATTTCCGGTCGATCGCCGTGGCTTCGGGCTTGGAACTCCTGGCCAAGATGCGCCACCAGTGCAATCTGGCTGCCGAGACTTTGCAGCAGCGGATGGATGAGGGAAATACGGAGCGTTGCACCGGTTGCAACAAGACCTTGGAAGAAGCTCGGAAGTCGCAGTGGATCATGATCGGATCGGACATGGACCCTGAGACTGGCGTCCCTGTTCCCTATCGTTTTTGCGGGCCCATGTGTGTTCGTGAACGGAACAAAGAACGGATGTTGCCGAAAGAAGAACGGAATAAACTTCGGTTCGATGGGCAAGACATGGGGGAAATTCGGTGAGTCAGAAATACGAGCAAATCCTGCGCGAGTCCGTCGAGAAGCTCTCCCTTGGCCCGCACGACATCATCATCGTCAAGTCTCCCGAGGCGATGGGAACTTTTCTCGACATGACTCAGCAGGGCATCGGCTTCTCTCAGTATGCGAATCCGATTCTCCTGGTCCCCGGCGGCCTGGAAAAGGCAACCAAGGAAGACCTGCTCGATGCCTTGCGAATTCTGGATGAGCGAGAGAAGAACGAGGGCAAAGCTGAGGAAGCGGTCAGCCGGATCATAACGGATCTGAGCGGGCCGATGATCCGGCGGGTGCAGTGATTTCGGGGTATAATAAAGGGGTCAGGCGCTTGAGACGCCGGACGAATCCCAATCGTTCTGGAGGAACGACCATGACCCCAGTTAGATCATACCCCAAAATGGACTTGACAGGTCAAACATTTGGATCTTGGAAGGTGCTGAGTTTCTACGGCGCCTACTACGGAAAGGCCCCTACGTGGGTGTGTCGGTGCCGCTGCGGATGCAAAGGCATCTACCACGTGATGCAGTGCAAGTTGCTAAAGGGTCAATCAGTATCGTGCAAAGACTTGGACATCCGCAAGTGCTGGATCAAAAATGGCGTCGGTTATATTCCGTTAACTAAAGGCAAAGTAGCTACGGTTAAGCCTCGCCAGATAATGAAGTTGCAGCGGTGGTCATGGTACGCTGCGCTTTTGGATGGTGGGTGGTATGCGTATCGGCGTCAAGATGGAAAAGGCATATCTATGGCTCGCCAGATTCTCGGCCTGGGGCCACCGGAAAAAGATAAGAGGGAAGCGGAGCACCGTGGCGGCAAGACTCTTGACAATTGTAATCTTCGCATAGCCGATCGTAGCCAAAATGAGGCTAACAAAGGAGTGCGGCGCGACAGCGAAACTGGGGTTAAGGGAGTACGTCAACATAAATACAAGGGTAAGTGGGACGGTAGGTTCTCAGTGCGGATAAGGTACTGGGGTAAGGAGATATTTCTAGGCATGTGCGACACTTTGGAAGAAGGCAGTGCGATGTACATGGAAGCTGCGCGGATATTGTTTGGAAAGTTTGCTCGAAGTAAGTGGTAATTTGGAGACGCCTTTTGCCTCTTGACTTACAACACGTGGAAAAATTCTTCTCTCGTCTTGTGATCCGCGATCGTGATGCTGGCGATTTTCCATTTTTCATTCTTCGCCCCCAGCAGCAAGAAGTTTTCGAGATGGCGAAAGCTCATCTCGCTCGACGCCGCCGCCTTTACATAATTTTTTTGAAGGCGAGGCGTGTTGGAATTTCTTTGCTTTCAACAGGCCTTGGCCAGGCTCATTGTATCGCTCACCCCGGCGCTCTTGCGCGGTGTGTCGCGCAGAAAGCCAATGTTGCTGCTGAGAATTTCAAAATGGCGTGCGGGTTTTTCAACGATTGCCGTGATCTTTATCGGTCTGCGCCTAAGCCTACTAAGATGATTCTCACTTGGCCACATTCTGATGGGCCTGATTCAATCTATACCCACCACACAGCAGCTACGGTTGAAGGCGCGCGGGGGCTCACGTCAAGTTTCTTGCACGCTACGGAAGCTGCCTTCTACCCTCAGCCAGGTGTCTTCACTTCACTGATGAACACGTTGTCTTCCGATCGCAATAATATCTGCTTAATTGAGTCCACAGCAAATAGCATGGAGGGACCGGGGGAGGCGTATTACCAATACTGGGAGGGTGCGATGTCGGGTGAGAATGAGTTCATGCCGGTTTTCCTTCCGTGGTGGGGTGACGCTTCGTACACGCTTCCTGACGAATTTGCTCAAGATGCTCCGCGTGACGAGTACGAACGATTTTTGATGAACGACATAAAACATTGGAAAACAGGCAAGAAGGCAGTCATCACCAAAGGCCAGATTGCGTGGTTCCGGGATACTTTGGCTACACGTTGCGAAGGCATCATCGAACGCTGGCGTGCGGAATTCCCTGGAACCCCAGAAGAGGCTTTCATTGCCACCGGAAATCCTGCTTTCACAATCGAAGAGGTGCAGTTTGCCGAGAACGCGGTCATTCGGAATGCCCCGTGGCAGGGTCGGTGTGTGCTAACCACCGATGAGAAGCATGGAGTCCTCCAGAAAGGAACTGATGGGCCGCTTGTCGTTTACGAGACACCGCAGAAGGGCCACCACTACTTCGCGGGCGTCGATTCAGCCCGTGGCGAAGAATCGACCATGGCCCCAGGAGACTACGCAGCGATCGTGGTCTGGAATGCAGAGACCGGAGATCTTGCTGCCCGGTACATGTCGCGTGTGTCGCCGGAGGAGTTAGCTCCGGTTGCGGCCGCGCTCGGATACTACTTCAATGGCGCGATGCTCAACGTCGAACTGAACAACATTGGTTACGTCACTATGAAGGCTCTGCGTGACACATACTACTATCCCAATCAGTATCTCTGGAAGGGTCGTGATGACCGTAAGGACAGGTCAAAGCAGGGTCAGGCTTACGGGTTTGAGACCTCCGATCGCTACCGTAAGATGATGTTCTCATTGTTTCGCACGGCGTTGCATAACAAGCGCGTGGTGCCGAAGGACCGCACTTTCGTCGATCAGATGAAGAGGGCCAAACTTGAGATGAACTGGAGATGGGTGGTATCGGTTGGCCACGATGATGTGATGATGGCCGGTTTCCTCGGATGGATCGCATTGGAGCAAAATCACCCAACTCCTTGTCAGACCAAATCTAGCAAGAACACTATGATGTCTAAAGAAGAACTCGAACAAGCAGGTTTCAGTCCGGCACGGGGTCAGATGCCTCAGTGGATGAAAGCACCAGAAGTGACTGGGATGGGCACATTGATAACGACAGGGAACGATCATTTGAAGAAACTGGAAGTCTACAACAAGAAGAAACAGAAGGTTGACAGGTTGGCGTGGATCTAGGAGACGGTTATGACCTGGGAATTCGATGTAAACGAGGCGAACGATGATCGAGCAGAGCAGCAACAAACTGATCTTGACCTTCCCGACAGTGGACTCGGCGACGATCTTCGCGAATTTCTTGCAAAGCCTGCTGACGGTGACTGCCAGCCCGCTGCGGAGCCCGGACTCGCAGCCAAGCCCGCCCGCACCCGCAATCTCCTCCCCACCTTCCGGGTCGTCCCCGGAGCTACCGAGCCCGGATTTCCCGGAACTCGCGCGTTCGCGCCGCACCGTGCTAACCGAGGAGAGGCAGGAGGCTCTGTTCAACCAGCGCCAGGCGGGAATGTCGGCCAGCCAGCGTCTTCTGCGCGCGCAGGCAACTTTAAGGGATGGCGTTCTCCCGTTCAGCAAACCGGGGGAGACGCCACGGTCGTCTGGGCAGTTAAGCCCGCGGATAAAGGCGCAGCAGGAGGGAACGTTCGCCGACGGGCTGCCGCAGGCAGCCGCACTGTGGCCGAAGGCCGACGGGGGGCCAAAGGCGCGGCCGAAGGCCGACGGGGGGCCAAAGGCGCGGCCGAAGGCCGACGGGGACGGCCTCCCGGAAGCAAGAACAAGCCGGCTGCGGATAAGGCCGGCCCAGCCCTCCCCAAGGCCATAGCGAAGCTAGTCAAGACCGGCAGTGCTGAAGCAGCCAGCAAATTTATCGGGGATATTCCTGACGGCGAGGGTGTGAGGGTCAAGGTTGACCCAAACAATCCAACCCGTCTGATTCCTACCGAGTCCGAGCGCGCCAACGCCACGCGGCTGTTTCGCCAGATCGGCGAGACCTTCAACGAGAACCGGAAGAAGTCGAAGACGGCGGCCTACGCCGCTTATCGCCACGACCTGATGGCCAATCTGGACACACTGATTATGGGTGGCGCCATCGACTTGAAGGAAGTGACGACCGTCATCACCAATCTGGAGCAGTACACCAAGGAGACCGAGGCGGAATCGACCGAGACGCCGGCGACGATCCTGGGCCGGTGGCTCAGGATGGATGCCGCGGAAGTGGCTGGGTTGGAGGTGGCTGTGGAAGAAACTGTGGAAGATGAGGAAAACTTAGGAGAAGAGGTTGAGCAGTCGGACATTT